CAGCTTCTGGTAGCGCTGGAACTCATCACGGAAGAACTGGTACGGATCCTGGCCATTGACGGAGAACGGCAGCGCGAAAGCTGCCGCAGTCCTGAACATGGTCCAGCGATCTGCCCTGTCCTTCAGTTCTCCCCAGGTGGGCGGAGTCTTGCGAAGTCCCTGCTCGTACTTGTAGTTCTCCACCTGCATCGCGTAGAACAGAGCGCGCTGCTTGGTTGCACCCATGTCGTCATTGCTGTCGCCCAGGCGCTTACCGGTGGTGGGGTTGATGAAGTCGGTCCAGCTGTCCTGTGGTCCGAACGGCAGGATACCCAGCTTCGCGTACATGTCAGCTAGTTCAGGATTACCGTTCGCATCCATGTCAGTGAATGGGATGTTGTTGGCTGCGATCTGAATGTACGGGCCGGTTCCTACTGGAAGCGCTCCGTCTCCATGGTTCAGCACAAGCTCCAGGCTGGACATCGGGATGACGAACTTGGCGTCCTCGTCCAGTCCGAGAGTCTTGTTCAGCTCCTTGCCGCCCAGGTACTCGGGGACCTGAATGAGCACCCTTCGGTCCGAGTAGTCCACCAGCTTCTTCTTGCCGGTGGCCGGATCGGTTGCGTAACCAGCACCGTCGACTGCATTGCCGTCCTGATCCACGACCATGCCCGCCCTTGCGGGTGCGCCATACACCTGTCCAACGTGGGCCAGAACATCAGGCTTGTCGGAGATGATGCGTGCCCATCGGTTCCAGCTCTCCTGCTGTGCCCCGAAGAACGCACCGAAGTGTCGCATGGAGTAGGCCATCTTGGTTTCATGGTCCATGGTGAACGTGAACTTCTTCACGTCGTCCAGAGCGCCCCTTCGGGCGCGGTTCTCCATCTGCTTACGCAGAGCTTCGTCAATGTGCGTGACGCCCTGCCCCTTCAGGATGTTCAGCTCGGATGCCAGGTGAGCCTTGTAGCTCTGACCAAACAGAGGGTTTCGCAGCAGCTTGGCCGCTGGCATCTGGTTGGCCAGGTTGTAGTAGCCGGTGATGGACTTGTCCAGAAGCTGCGCCACTGGGTGGGTACCCTCGGCGTACTTGAAGGACTGTGCATTGACCATTGGCCTGTTGGCCTTGGGGATCGCCTCAAGCATGGACTTGTCCAGCTTGCCCTGAACAATGGACGCCCTGATGGCGTCCATTCCTGGAAGTGCTGGGTCCAGAACGTAGTCAACCGCGCCCTTAACGCGCTGAGCCAGCTCATAGTCTGGCATGTTCTTCAGCCCGATATCGGCACGATACTTCTGTCCTTCGGCGGTACCTCGCATCCACTTGACCAGCTCAGTCTCGCTCGCTCCAGTCAGAGCCTGACGGCCGATCGCGGACTGACCGATCTGGTCATTGATGTGACGGATCCATGCATCCATGTGTACTTCTGGACCATGAGTCGCTGGGGTGATGTTCTCCCAGTCGGACCGCCTCATCTTCTTGAGGTACCAGTCCGCCTGTGCACCCATCAGGTTGTTGAAGTTCCTCTGGCCGGAAGCCAGGTCACGGAACAGCTCTCCCTGCTTTCCTCCGAACGGAGCTGCGAATACCTCTCGCCCAATCTTCACATCGCGCGTCTGTGCTCCGTAAGCCACCAGCGAACCGTAGTCTGCATGAGTCAGCTTTGCGGCCGAGATCTCATCGGTGATGTCCTTGAGGTCATCGGTCAGCCTCTGCACATTCGGTCCACCGGCCGCCTGCTCTCGCAGGAGGGCGTTCTTGGCTGCCGTCTGCTGGGCAGACAGTTCGTCGATGTGCTGAGCAAGCATTCCTTCAGTCTGCCTTGCGGCAGTCACAGAGTCGCTCGCCCACTTACCACGAACGAAGTCCTCGGCAGTGATCTTGCCACCCTGGATTGCACGCTGAGCCATAGCCAGCGACCCGAACCTTGCCACCTGCCCCAGGAAGTCGTCAGCCAGCGCGCGGGGTGCGTAGCCGAGACGGAACAACTGGGCGAACTTCCAGGTCGTAGACAGAGTATCGGCCACCTGGCTGGTCTTGTACCATCCATCGCCGAACTTGTTCTTCAGCCTCTGGAAGGTCGATCCGTGCGCCTCAAGCGCACGCTCGAACTGGCCGAAGTCCATGAGCACATGACTGTTAGCAAGCTGAGTGTCGAACAGTGGAGTGGATACCAGTCGCCCACCGTCAGCCTCAACTTCTGCAACGCGAACGGTCCGGCTTGGATCCTTCGGGTCTGGCATGGATCCGCCAGAGTACGTCTGCTGCTTTGCGGCAGCAGCCTGTGCGCTGGACCTGCGAGATGCGAAGTCCTTGTACAGGTCGTCGGCCAGCTCATAGGTGATCTGGTCGCTAGGTCCGCGAGTGAGATTGAACCTGTCCACCATGCGGTGGGCAATCTGGTTCTCCATCTTGATCAGAGCCATCTGGCGGTCGTTCGGTGCGGCCTCAAGGTATCGAGACACGTACATCTCGCGAGCCTCACGACTCAGACCCTTGACCTCCTGGAGGGAGGCATTCAGGGACCTGTAGCTGTCCTCGGCATGGATGTCGAGGAAGTGAGTCGGGCGGATGTCGTTGTAGCTGCGGATCACCTTGATGGGCCATCCGAGCGTGGAGTTGTACACCAGTGCGCCGCTGGCCTTGATGATGCCCTGACCGCGAACCCTCTTGAACTGCGCATCCTGGAAGGATGCAGAGCCCTTGACCTTCATTCCGAGAGGCGTGGTCACTCGGTTGAAGTTCATGTTGTCGACGGAGGCAAAGGCGTCCAGCTTGTCATCGATCACTCGTGACTGCTGGTTCAGCCTGTTGATGTACTCAGTCTGACGGTCCAGGCTCGCCTTGATGGCCTGCCCTCGTGGGCTAGCCTTGGTGACGTCGGACAGCGCATCGTAGTGACTGCCCAGGATCGTCTGGGACTGCCTCATCATTTCAATCTGTGGACCCAGCTTGGCGTTCTCCAGCTCCAGCGGAATCCTTGCGGCATTGTCTCCGATGGAAAGGCGAAGGATGTCAGTCACTTCACCAGAGTCCTTGGCCTGAGACAGAAGCCTCGCCAGCGCGTCTCCGTTCGCGGAGCGTGCGATGGTCGGCATGTCCCGACGCAGCACAAGTGCCGCGTTGTCGGGGTTTGCCTTCTTGACATCCATGACGGTGTCGACCATCTTGGTGAATGCTGGCTTGGCGGTGAACTGATCCATCTTCGTGCCGCCCTTAGTGGCGGACTCAATGTTCTTGGTGAAGCCGATACGCTTTGCTGCACCGATACCCTTGCCGCTGAGCACCAGCGGATCCATGTACCATGACACGGCGAAGTCGGTGGCACCAGTGACATACTTGGATGCACCGGAGCCGAAGTACTCCTGGCTCCTGGTCTTCACGCCGAACAGGTCGTTCTTGGTCTGCTGATCGTGGTACTTGCCCAGCGACTGGAGCTTCAGATCCTCGGAGATCTGGTCGGGGCGGATGCCCCTCTCCTTCAGCTCCTTGTCGTTCATGCCCAGCATCCAGACCGCCTGGCCTGGGCTCACATCGTGAGCCAGATCCCAGTAGTCCTTGAGCGCGTCCAGCTCTCCGTCCTGGCCAATGTAGTCAGGGCGTCCGTACACGATAGAGTGCAGGGCCATGGTTCCGGCACTGAGGGCCGGGGAGACCGTAGCGCTGTACACCTTGTACAGCTTGGAGCCTACCCACTCGATCGGCTTGAACAGGGGAGAGTCGAAGAATCCACCAGATGCGGTCTGATCCCTTCGCTGCTGGATCAGTTCCTGGAACTGCTTCTGCGATACGTCCGGATTCGAGAAGTCAACACCCGCAGAACTCCAGTAGGACTGGAGGGCGTACTGCGCTCCCTGTGGCAGGTCGCTCACCTGCATCTGATTGTCTAGGATCGCGTCAGACAGAGTCTTCATGTCCTTGGCGTTCGGGGTGTAACCCATGTCAGCCTTCCGTGTTATTGATGTCGGACACCTCCACCATACTGTTTGCATCGTCGTATGGTGCTACGTCCGCCTTGAGAAGATTCTTGGCCATGTCGTTGGCCTGAGACCTCGACACGCCAGAGCGTGCGAGGCTTACCCCCATCGCGGGGGCGTCAGAAAATGCTAGGACCAGTCCGCCCATGTCGTCGAACCACTGGCCACCATATGTGTAGTCCGGATCGGTCACTGAAGCGCCTTCACCTTACGGACCACATTGCGCATGGCCCACGAAGCTCCAGGCTGGTTGGCCATGAACTCAAGGACCGGCAGGTATGGGGCGAGGGACTCAAGGTCCGTCTTCTTCTGATCCGTCAGCCCAAGGGCTTCAGCGCCTGCGCCAGCGCCGAGCGCCGCGCCATCCGTCACCGGAGTGTCGGGCTGAGTGGTGGGATCGCCCAGCCCCACGACGCGAGAAGCGGCGTCACCGAACAGGGAGGAGAAGTCGGCACCGCCACCAGGAGTCTTGGCCATGTTGGCTCCAGACTTCTGATCCTGGTAGTCTGCCTGCTCTCCGTATCCTGCGTCCGGCAGCGTGTTGTTCGCATTGGTCACAGCCTTGTCGGTTCGCTGACTGAACTGGCCTGGGCCTGATACTTCAGCCATTCTTCACCACCTCGTAGAACTCGTCCTCTTCGCGCTTGTACAGATTGTGCTGTGCTGTCATCATGGTAGCCGAAGCCAGGAAGTCCGCAGTCTCCCTGGCCAGGCCTGCCGCGTAGCTCATACCGATGACGAGGATGGACCACCTCGTATGCCTGAGGGGCAGAACTTCCACGACATCAGTGATCTCATCCTCGTCATCCATCGGTACTCCTTACTTGGCCATGGTCCCGCCACCACGAGTCATGCCCGTGTTGACGAGAATGTGCGTCTCCCACCCGATGGTCGGTGCGGGAGCCTGTGCACGGCTGTCTCCGTGCGCGGTGGAAGTCATCGGCTGTGCGATGTGAGGGGCGAGCATACGCCCCTTCAGGGTCTTCCAGTCCCCCTCGGGGCCGTGGTTGCCCCCGAACCAAGTGCTGTCACTCATGACTTGCTCCTTGCTCGCCTTGCAGGTGCCTTGGGCACCTCTGTCACGACGACCTGTGTAGGCCTCTTGGCCGGGTCGTCCTTCTCCTTCTGCCCACAAGATGGGCAGCGGATTCCGTACTTGTCCTTGTAGTCGTGATACTCGGACGCCTTGCAGTGCCAACATAGTGCCATTTAGATTCCCTGTTGCTTTTGGACTCGTGCCGACATGGTTGCTTCACCCTTGCCAGTCAGACCGGCCAGCAGGGACATCATGTCAAACCCCTGCGGGTTGCCAGCGCCAGAAGGCGCTGTGCTGCCCTGTGGAGCCCCGCCAGGTGCTCCTGGTGCTCCTGCTCCACCGCCGCCCATTAGGGCCGCGAGTGGGTCTTGTGTGGCCGCCTGGCCTGCCTGCTCCTTAGGCTTGAAGACCTTGAGGACGGCATCATGTACTGAGGTGCCCTTCTCGCGCTCCTCGATCAGCTTGCCCATCTTGGTGAGGGCGTCGACCGGATCGGCCATGCCCTGCTGTGCCATCGGCAGGATCGACTGCATGTAGCCCATGATTCCCTGCTTCAGGGCGTCGGTGAACTGCTCGTTGTCGATCTGGGTCTGAAGCTGAACGACGTCCAGGTCCATTGGGAGCTGACGCTGTACAAAGTCACGAGAGACAAGCTGATCTCCACGGAGCTGGAGAAGAGCGACGATCGCTCGTGCAGGATCCTGACCCGCTGCGAATCCGTAGGTGACATCAGTCGTATAGCTACCGGCGATGTCCTTGCTTGGGACATAGTTCTCCTCGAAGGGCGTTCCCTGGACGACGCCAGTAACGACCTTCTTCTCATCGGGCCAGAGCTTGTCGTCCATCTCGAAGCACATCTCCAGGGCCTTTGCAAGGGCCTGCGAGATGACTGCCTGACCGGTGGTGATCACGGTGTTGAATCCGCCCATCAGGGCCTGGACTCCACGACCGGTGATGATGGATGCGTCGATGTTGCCAGACCGCACTTCAGGCGACCGCATCGCCTGCCGCGCCTCCATGTCCAGCATGGAGCCTTCCTGGAAGGCGTACTGCGGAACGTCCAGACCAACCCTGATTACTCCACCAGGATTGTCGGTACGGATGATCGCATCATCTCCGAACGTCATCTTCTGCACATCGCGAGGCACGACGAGCGGAGCACGAACAGACTTCTCAGTCGCCTCAAGGGCGAGGAGAGCCATGCGCGCCTTTGCCAGCTGTACCCAGATGGCATCATCGAATGCACCACGAGTCTCCAGGTCGAAGCCTGGACGCCTCGCGATCGAGGCGTACACCTTGCCCATCGGGTTCGGCATCATGTCCACGATCTGGTTCATGTGGTTCGGCAGGTACATGGTGATCTGGTCACCATCGCAGTACTTAATGACTTCGATCTCACGCTCTGCCCAGCCCTGGCTGGTCTGGTTGCCGATCTCGTTGGACTGAAGCACTCGGAGAAGGTGTGGGAACTTCGCCACGAGATCGATCGCCTCTTCGCGCCACACCTTTGTGTAGCTGCGTACCCTGCCGTACAGGTCCATCTCCGGATAGATGCCCATGGGGCTCTCCACCCTGATGCGTGGAACCTTGTTCTCGAAGTCCGGCTCAACGATGTAGACCGCCAGACCGAACGTGTTGTAGTAGTCACAGAACGCGATCTGATGACCGGACTGAAGCTGACTGTTCTGGACGTAGGCGTTTGCGATCTTCGTCCTCTTGGAAGAGAACTTCTTCGCCTTGTCCGTGGTGATGACTCCAGATGCACAGTTGATGGACGGCATGGCACCCATGACCTCAGCCATGTCTCGTGCCGCAGTATCCACCATGTTCGCCACGATTGGCTTGGGCCATGCGTCAGGCATGGCACCAGGCATCACCGTGTCGATGTCTCCGGAGCGCACGTCGTGCACATCGCGCTGACGCTGGTCACGATCAGCGGAGGCACGACGCAGTGACTCTACCTTCTGGGCGACCCTGTCGATAGTCAGCGCCATGTGTACTCCTTAGTCTCGCTCTGGCCAGTGCCAGGTTCCGCCAGACTTCTCTTCGTCATGGCGGCACTTGTTGAAGAACAGGCCAGTCGGGTTCAGGACGACCAGACTTGCATCGTCTCCGTCGACGGCCGCCACGACGGCGGCCCTGCACTCGGGAACATACTCACCGTTCGGAGTGCCATAACTGGTGTAGTGGACGATCTGTCCCACGGTAGGCTTCACTTGCTGGCCACCTTCAGCTTGTCCCAGCTTGCCTTGCCTGGGTAGCCGTCAGCTGCCGATCCGGTGTATCCGAGCTTCCTCTGCCACCAGGCGTACGCCTTGATGTCCGCACGAGTGAACTCGTCAGTTGGAGTGTATGCAGGCTTGTAGCCTGCCTTCTTCAGGGCCTTGCCCATCTGGGTGATCAGGGGGTGTCGCTTACCCAGTCGGAAGAAACCATTGCCAGGGTAAGGGGCATAGACTGGTCGAGGCTTAGGCTGAGTCCCTGAACCAGAGGAGCCACTGGCTCCTCCGTCAATCACCGCCTGAACCTGGCTCCTGAAGGACTTCATGTCAATGCCCTTGGGGTCCGGCTTCCAGTCCGACCACTCCTTGTGCCCGATGACGCTCTTGGCACTCCAGCCGTAGTGGCGGCAGATGGCCGCCGCGAACTTGACCATGGCAGTCACCTGAACGGCAGGCCACGGATCATCGCCATCTCCACGGTTCACGCACTCGGCACCGTAGAAGCAGTCATTGCCATCGGCAGCGCCAGAAGATCCCTCGTGGTAGTGAGGGGCGGACGGGTAGTCGCCGTAGCTCTCGTTCACCACTTCGGTCTTGACTGCCGGATCTCCGCCGCCAGCGTGATTGGCGCGGCCCTTGGAGATCAGGTACACGACGCCCTTCTTGTTGATGAGCACATGGCACTTGGGTCCGATGAGCGAGGAGTCTCCGTCATAGACGTTGTCGATGATTCCCTGCCCGTCACCTGATGCGGTGTGGTGGATCATCACTCCATTGACCGGACCGAACGGCTTGCCGGTCTCGTCGTCGCGCTCATGGTCACGCCAGTCCTTGTACTCCACGACCTTGAGCCCCTCGGCCTTGAGGGCCGAGAGGAGCTGACTTGCGGTCATAGGGGTTGCCACTAGTTCCACCATCCCTTGTTCTGGTTCAGTTCTGCCTGGGCCATGTAGTCCAGGTCGATAGTGATAGAGCGCTCACGGTCTCGTGGGCTCTGGTATTCGTTGTTCACGTGGAAGACATTGTCTATCTCGCCGATCAGCTCTCGTGCACGGATCTCTGCGAACCAGAGTGCCATGACGGTGTCGATCTTCTTCTTCGTCTTGACGCCGGGAGGGGTGGGCTCCCATGTGGTGAGCTGCTCTACAAGCATCTTCACGCCCTCACCGCTTGAGCGGGAGGGCAGGTGAATCAGGTTCTCGTTACGCTCGTAGCCCTCGAACAGGACGGACATCGAGGCGACACCGAAGTCGGTGTCCCACTTGTTCGATCCAGTGAAGTGCTCACGGAGAAGGCAGCCACGACTGCCCAGGAAGTTTTTGATCTCCCTGTTCTGCGTGACCATGAGGTTCATGGCGTTCTTCTCGATGCGCCACTCGTTCATGCCGTACTTGACGGTCAGCTCCTTGATCTTGTCGAAGATGTCATCGGGCTTGAGCCCGCCCTTCGACCAGACGTCCAGCACCCAGCGCTCACCGGAGTAACGATCCACGCCCATGACAACAGATGCAGAGTGCCCTGTCATGGCTGGGTCGAATCCGCCGACGATGTACAGTCCGTCCATGCCGTTCATCCTGTGGCCAGGCGCTCCCCTGGACATCGGTCCAGCCGCCCTCATGCCGTCCACGCAGCCGGTCACCGCCTTCACGGGGAAGATGGCGTCCTCGACAACGGACTCCTGCATGTAGACCAGAGCCCAGTTCTTGGGAGACATGGATGCGCGGCGCTTCCTGAGCGCCTCGCCAGTCCACATGGGCCAGAGGCCGTCTTCATCCTGTTCTACGAGGAGTCGACCGGCCACAGAAACCGGTGGACGGTTAGTCCGAGGCCATAGCGTGATCCATTCCTTGGAGTCGTCTGCAAACTCCAGGACAGCAGGCTGCGTGAGGTAGGTCCATGGACTGGACTCTTCACCGTAGTAGTCGTCCTTGACGATCTCGCCGTATAGATCCACAGGTGCGAGCCGAGTGCCAACCAGAAGGATGCGTCCACCTGGGTACGACAGGCGATTGTAGACCTCTCGCTGGAGCCAGTCCATCTGCTTCTCATACTCATGGGCGTTCTTTCCCGTCACACAGTCGTCGAGGATGATGAGGTCTGCTCGGGATCCGTAGATGTGTCCACCGATACCCAGAGCCTGGACCGTGGGGTCCTTCTCTCCAGAGTCTCGCGTTGCGGAGCTGACGTAGATCGAGTCAGCGGTCCATGCCGCCGCTCCATCGTCAAATCCACCCTCGGGGGCGAAGTCGAGCTGGAGCTTCTGGTAGTTCCTGTTCTCCGATGCGAGGCGATCCTTGATGCCTCGAAGGAACCTCTTGGCCATCTCCTGCGTCTGAGACACGAGGATGACTCGGATGTTCGGGTCCTGGCAGATCCTGTACGTCACATAGTTCATCGTGATGGTAGTGGACTTCGCATGCTCTGGGGGAGTGTTGATGAGCAGGAACTCGGGTTCACCCTTGATGTAGGTCTGATTCTCGTGAAGGTTCCTAGGCTCATCGCCCTCCAGCAGATCGATCCACTGAAGATGATGGTTGAACAGCTTGGTGTCGAGGTACTCCTCGCACCACTCGGGGAAGGGGGCGATGTTCTCACGGTTCGCCTCTGCCTCCTCGCCGGACTGCGACATGAGTCGCAGCCTGTCGATCTCATCCCGGAAGTTTGCATCCGACTGACGCAGGTACTTGTACTGGGCCTCCGTGAGTCCCATGTCGATGCAGCCCTGCTTGATCGACTTGCCGTTCTTGATGTACTTGATGAAGGTCTCCTTGCGGACCTTCGCGTCGGAGTACTTGGTACGGTCAGCCTGCTTGAAGCCAGTCTTGGCTACCGGAGCCTTCCGTGGGTCCGACTTGAACCGCTGACCCCCTTCGGTCACGTAGACCTTAGCCACCCGTCCTACCCTCCTATAATCATGGTCGAAGCTAGCAGTGCTAGTTTATCCTTGTGCAACTCAAACGCCGTGCGGCTCCCTAATAGTCGGGGTGCCCGCTAGGGCGGGACCCCTCTACTGGAGCTAAGATCCCGAGCTGAGCGAGGGGTGTGTTTAACCAAGGTTCATCGGAGCGTCCAGCCCCCTGAAGGGGCTGGCTCGCTACACCCTGTCGTAGTCTCGTTCGTACCGGTCAGTCCTGGCTGAACCTGGTTTAAAGGGGGTGTCACTATGTATATACGTGTCCCTTGCCGGATTAGTGACATACTTTCGATGTGACCTGTGTCACGTGGCTACAGCCCAGTAATACCAAGGGTCCTGAGAGGGCATGTGACGCAAGTCACAGGTATGTATGGTCCATTTTTAGTGGGTCTCACTCCCACTCCCACCGAGCCAGTTTAACAACCCCCGGGTACGAACCAGGGCAAACCAGGACATCTCGGACACGCCCAAACCACCACGAACCAGGACAAGGTGGACACGTGCTCACCTGAGCAGAGCAGGGCTCGGACGAGCGTGGCAGGAGTGTTCACATATGTAGACAGGGTTCACGTAGATGTATACAGGCCACGATGTCCGATATGCACCCACATGGTGGGATATGTGCAGATATGGTGAAGGATGTGCGCATCTGGTGGGGGATGGGGAGGAATGTGGTGGGTTTGGACTATACACCCTGTGTATACCGATACGCCCCGATACGCCCCTCCCTACGCGCGCGCGTGTTCCATCATCCACGTGACGTGAGGTGCTCACATGAGCGTGCACTGTGCTCGGATGAGCAGAGACGGAGGGACGAACCGGGACAAAGGTGATCTATCGGAAGACTTATCGGTCCATGTCCGACTTGTCCAGTTTGCTTGAGCCCTTCACTCCAGCGAATCCAGCCTTGATCCACACCTCTGCCAGCCTGCCCTCAGGGGCAGGGTGTCCTGAGATGTCCGGTTTGGGCGGTCGTTCTGTCCGGTTTTATCCTGACATGAAGGCAGCTTCTGGACTCTTCCAAGCTAGTTTCTCGTCCTGGTCTGACCCGATCTGTCCGATTCGTCCCTGTCCCAGATGTCCGGTTTGTGGTGTTTTGCCGGCGTCCCTGCCTCCCTTCGCAGTTGCTGTCACTTCTGCAATCCGTAGTGTTCTGGTTGTCGGACCGAGCAAGCGGGTTCGGCAGGGACCTTGAGTCCTCGTTCTTGACCACAACTCCAAAAGCCAGACTCTTGACAGACCACTGCATGGTTTGATTGAGTCCTCACAGCGCGATTCCGGACCGAAGGGTCCGGGCCACGCGGGATTAGCGTCCACCTTCGCAGCAATCGGGCGGGGGCAGGCCGCGTAGCATCTCTCTACTTCGGTTCAGAGCTCTGTGAACTACAGGCGACCTACGGGTCTATGTATGCCCAACTGAGCCCGGTTTGCCGGATAGCGCCCCTGCCCTCAACGGGAAGACAATACCCTCACTAGAGGTGAGTCATGCCCAGAGGGCGGGAAAACAGGGACTTGACAGAGCCTAGCAAGGTCTGACAGAGTCTGACTCGTCGGAACGGTCCAGAACTTGGACGGTCCAACACAGCATTTGCGCCCGGAGTAAGGGGAGCCGCCTGTATGGGGCGAACTTTAAGCCAGTGTCGGCAACCACAGCGGTGGACTAGCTTTAGCCGCTCCCTCGAACGAGGGTGCCCAATCTGGTCAAAGGAAGCGCTCGTTGCT